TTCAAGATACGAAAAACATAACTGGAAGAATTAGAGAAGGTTATGAATTAGTTCGTGCCGAAGAAGTCGAAAATGCATCAGACTATCCAGTCCTCGAAGAGGGCAAATACAAGGGAGTGATTGGGGTTGGCGGCCTTCTTCTTGCGAAGGTACCTGTCGAGATCGCGAAGCAACGTCAAGAATACATGACTAATCGTCATGAGGACAGAAACGAAGCCGTAGAAAACGATCTAATGAAGGAGCAGGATAATAGGATGCCTATCAATGTTGAAAGGCAATCCCGTGTAACCTTCGGTGGTACGAAAAAGTAATTTTAAATATCATCGATTAACAACCCGTACTGGAGGCCCGCAAGGGCAGGTACATAAGGAGAAACAACACTATGGCAAATAGAAACACAGGTGGTTTCGGACTTAAAGCGGCTATGAGAGCAGGCAACACGCCTTCTATTCAAGGTCAGTCTAAGTACGAAATAGACGCTGGTGAAACTAACGCTATTTTCAATGGAGAACCGGTAGTAGTTGACTTAAATACTTCTACTGGTGGATACATTGTAACTGCAGCAGCAGGTACTACAATGGTTGGTGTGTTAAATGGAGTGCTCTACACAGATGCTACTACATCAAAACCAACTTTTAGTAACTTCTATCCGGCAGCTACAACTCCTGCAAATAGTGAAGACATCACTGCGTTTGTTAATGATGACCCTTTCCAAGAATACATCATTGCATCGGACGCTACTTTAGGTGGTACGTTAGCGCTAAGAAAATCTAAAATTGGATTAACTTATGCAACAACTGCTGCAGCAGGTAGTACAACAACAGGAAAATCTTCTGTTCAACTAGGAATCTCAACTGGAGCAACAACTGCTAAACAATTGAGAGTAGTTAGAGTAGCTGAGGATCCTGAAAACGAAGATCAAACAGCAGCTAATTGTTCATTAGTCGTAAAGGTGAATTTACACCAATACACTGTTGGATCATTGGCTACAGGAATATAAGGAGAATAGACTATGGCAATATCACGATCACAGCTAGTCAAAGAACTAGAGCCAGGTTTAAATGCTTTATTTGGCCTGGAATATAAAAGGTATGAAAATCAGCACGCTGAGATTTATACAAACGAAAACAGTGACAGAGCTTTTGAAGAAGAAGTTATGTTATCTGGATTCGGTAACGCGCAAGTAAAAGGTGAAGGTGCTGGAGTATCATTTGATGATGCACAGGAAACTTACACTGCTAGATACACTCACGAGACTG